ATCGATGGCCGCGTGCAGATCGACCGCATCGTCACCACCGAGCAGGTCAATGCGGTCGGGGTGCCCGACGCGACTTTCCGGGATGTCGAGACGCTCGGCCAGATGATGTTCGTCGTGCGGTATTTCCGCTCGGCCGTGTCGAACCGTCACAGCCGGCAGGCCATCGCCGACGAAAATCCGGGCCAGGTGGCGGAGATCACCACGCCGCGCGAGATCCGCGCGACGCTGATCCACGCCTATCAGGAGCTGGTCGATCTGGGCGTGCTCGAGAAGGCCGACCTCTTCGCCGAATATCTGGTGGTCGAGCGCGACCAGAACAACGCCACGCGGGTCAATGCCTATCTGCCGGTTGATGTGGTCAACCAGCTCAGGGTCTTCGCCGCCAACGTCACGACCTTCCTGCAATACCAGCAGTAAGGCCCTGCGGCCGCGCCAGGCGGCCGCTTCCCTCCCATTCCAGACCCGGAGAGCCATCCCATGTCGGATTGCTGCAACAGTTTTGGCGGCCGCATCACGCTGGAGGGCGGCGGCAAGCGCTTCGCCATCCGTGGCGAGGTCACGATCAACCCCACCGACCGCGAGGTCACCGCCGAGGCGCATCATGATGGCTCGGCCTATTTCGTCGAGAAGCCCCAGCTCTACACCGTGGCGTTCGAATTTTCGGACCCCTGCGACAAGGAGACATGGGATGTGCTCAAGCGCTGCGCGGTGAATGTCACCGCCGAGCAGGAGAGCGGCGGTCGCGTCACGATTCACACCTGGACAGGCGGTCGCTTCGTCGGCCGCCCCGCCGTCAACATCTCGACGGGCCAGGTGTCGGGCACCTCCTACGCCTCCGACCGCTACCGCGCCACGGGGGGCTGATCGATGCCGAAGACTATCACGATCGATCTCGTCGATCCCCGCGAGGCCCATGGAGAGATGCTGAGGCAGGCGATTATCAGGGAACCGGGCGGGGCTGACTACTTCGCGCTGGGCGACCCGTTCGTGATTGCCCGGAATCCGGATGGCACGCTGTTCGAGGTTGTCAACGAGCAGGTGGTGCGGGGCTATATCGAGCGCCTCGCAGAAAAGCCGAATGCATCGGTGCTGATGATGTGCGGTCTGGCGGACGCCATGCGTATCAGGCAGGCGATCATCGATTTTTTCTACGCGGAGCGGGCCAAGACTTCGCCGGCTCCGCAGACCTCCTCGTCTTCGACCTAAAGATCGTCGACGCTGCCCGCGTCGCCGACATGTCGTTCTCGGAAGTCGATCACTGGATAGAGCGGGCTGTGGCGCGGGGCCTGCTCAAGCGGAAGTGACCACATGGCTCGCATCATCGAGGCGCAGGCGGTCATCACCGCGAAGGACGGCACCGGCCAGGCCTTCGCCTCGGTCGCCCAGAAATTGACCTCGCTGGGTGGCGCCAGCCGGCAGGTGGCGCAGTCCGTCGGACAATCCACCAGCTTTCTTGCACAGAAAGTCAGCGATCTCAGCGGCCAGATCCAGAAAATCGACGGTTTCAGGGCGCTTCACCAGGGTCTTGTCGAAGCGCGCTCGCGTTTCAACCAGGCACAGGCTGATGTGGTGCGCCTTGGCCGGGCCATCGATCAGGCGGCCAAGCCCACGCGTGAGCTCGCCCGCGAATATGAGCGGGCGCAGCAGGCGGTCTCGTCCGCCTCGCGCGCCTTCGACCAGCAGAGGCAGGCGGTCTCGGCGGCACGCGCCGATCTTTCACGGGCAGGCATCCCGCTTGAGCGGCTTGGAGCCCAGCAGGACGCGTTGCGCCAGAAGCTGGAGCGCACGACCGCGGCGATGCGCGCGCAGCAGATGGTCTCCGTGCCCAGCGTGGCTGCGCCGACAAAGACCCCCGGCACGGCGAATAACCGTGACCCGCAGCGAGGCGGTTCGCCGGGCCTCGGCACGATTGTTCCAGCGGTGGCTGTCCCCTTCGCGGCGAAGTCCGGCTATGATCGGGCAATCGAGTTCGAGAGATCGATCAACGCGACGCAGGCGCGTGGCGAGCTCACGCCCGAGCGGGCCAATGAGATGCGCCGCAACGCCAGAACTCTCGGGGCGCAGGGTCTCGGATTCACGGCCAAGCAGGTCTCCGAGCTGCAGCGGGCCTATGTCCAGGCGGGCTATGAGGATTCGGCGGATGCGCTTGCGCTTCCGACGATGCAGTTCTCGCTGTTCGGCGATGTCGATCCGTTCAAGGCGGCCGATTTCACCGTTTCGGCCCTGTCCGCCTACCGCATCAAGCCAAAGACGCGTCAGGAGGCGAAGGCGGCCGCGACGCGGTATCAGGACATCGTCGCTTATGGCGCGAACCTGTCGCGGCTCGGCGTCGAGGATTTCGGCCAGGGCTTCAAATATGCCGCGCCGCTGGCGAGCGCCTTGGGGGTGTCCCAAGAACAGCTCTCGGCGATGATCGCGACGCAGGGTCAATCCGGCATGAAGGGCGACGAGGCGGGCGTCGCTGTGCGCTCCATGCTTACGCGCATGGTCAGACCGACCGCCGACAGCCGTCAGGCGCTGGCCGAAATGGGGCTGAAGTTCGACGATTACGCGCGCGAGCACAAGGCGATCACGCCGGATGATCTCCTGTCGGGGCTCCGCGCGCAGGGCGTGGACGCCAGCTCCATGCGCGGCCAGCTGCCGGCGGTCATCCGCAATGCGGAGGCGAGCGGGGTCGACATCGCGACAGAGATCTCGCAGGCGCTGATCAAGGGGCTGAATGTCGACACGGTCCAAGACAAGAACCGCATCTCCAAGCAGGTGGCCCGCTATGTCTCCTCGCTCGGGGAATCCTTCGATGTCGACCGGCTTTTCGCGGATCTGAAGGCGCGCGGTGTGGCGCCCGGGCAGGTGTCCCGCATCTTCGACGCCAAGCAGGGCACGCGTCTGTCGACGATCCTTCTGGACGACACCTATCAGCGCTTTCTGACGAAATTGGAGAATGAAAGCCATGGCGCGTCGGCGCGCGGCGCGGCCATCATGAACCAGGGGGCGGTCGGTGCGCATAACCGGCTCACCTCCAGTTACGACAATCTCATTCTTTCAATCGCAGAAAGCGGGGTTCTCGACACGGTCGCCAAGGGGCTGGACGCGGCGGCGACCGGCCTCAGATCCATCTCGGAACTGTCGCCGCGCCTGCTCGAATTTGCGACCTATGCCGGCATGGCGACGGCCGCGCTCGGAGGGCTGGGCTTCGTCGGGGGCATGGCGGCGAGAGGCGCGGCGATGCTGGGCCTCGGCGGGGCGGCTGGCGGGGCTCTGGCGCTGGGAGGCCGCATTCCCAGCATGGCCCGCTTCGGTCTGTATGGCGGTGCGCTTTATGCTGGCAGCCAATTGAGCGGCGCGGTCGGCGAGGTCGGGTCCGTCGCAGCGGGTCGGCATTTTCTCGCCACCGATCAATCGGGCGTGGTCGATCTGCAGATGCAGCTTCAGGAATTGGAGGCGCGCATCCAGGGCATCGAAGGGCGCACCCATCCTTCGATGCGCGGCATGCCAAACGTCGAGCTGGATCGATTGCGCGGCGAGGCCCAGTCGCTGCGTGGGCGCATTGACCAAAGCGCGCGCCAGTTGCCATGGACCGATGCCACGGGAGCCATGGGCGAGCGCGGCAGGGGCGTCGTGCAGCCAGGCGGACAGATCGAGGCCGTCGTCAAGCCCGATCAGGTCAAGGCGACGCTCGAGGGCAAGGCCGAGGTGATCGTCCGGTTCGAGGTCGCGCCATCGTCGGAGCTGATCCGCGTCGTCGAAAAAGCGAAGCAGATCAGCGCATCCGGCCATCTTGCGGCCGGCAATGGCCCGGGCTCGGTCGGCCGTTCGATGACCGAGGCCGCCGCGCCGAACACCGGATCGCCTTCGGAGTAGGTTCATGACCCAGTGCCGCGACTGGCTGGCGACCCTTTGGTCGGCCAGCTTCAAGGGCTATCCGATCCACATCGAGAAGGATGGCGAGTCGGGCGGCAAGCGCGTCGTCATCCACGAGTTCCCGATGCGGGATGATCCGTTTCTGGAAGAGCTCGGCAAGTCACCGCGCCAGTTCGATGTCACCGCCTATATCGTCGGCGACGCGGCCGACGCTTCGGCCATCGCCTTCGCGGAAGTGTGCGATTCGCCCGGGCCGGGACTTCTGGTGCTGCCGACGCATGGTCCGCGCCTCGTCCAGTGCCTCACCTTCGACCGGGACCGGTCGAAGGATCGCCATGGCTATATCGCCTTCCGCGTCAAATTCGTGCGCGAAGGGGCGGGGTCGGCGCTCATATCCGTGCCGGCGCTCGCCAATGCGGTTTCCATCGCCGCATCCGGGCTTGCATCGGCCGCCGGCACCTTCTTGCAGATCGCCGTCACAGTCTCTGGCGTGGTCGATTTCGTGCTTTTCGCCGCAAGCGATTCCCTGGCCCTGGCCGGCAGGGCGCTCGACACGGTGCGGGCGGGCGCCAATCTGCCCGACGATCTCAATGGCGAGGTGTTTCAGGCGGCCAGCGCGCTGACCCGCAACGCATCCTCCCTCATCACCGGCGCCGACGGCGTCGATCCGGAGGCCGCCCGGCAAATCTTCGATATCGCCCGTGACATCGCCGGAGGCATGGAGCCGCTTCGCGCGGTTTCCGCCTTCGCCATCCTGGCAGAAGATTGGCCGCCTTCGCCGTTGGTGACCGGCGCGACGGCAAATGAGGTTCTCGCCGCCGCCAACATGGATGGCGTGGCGCGCATGGTCCGACTGGCGGCGCTTGCCGGCGCCGCCGAAGCGCTCACCCGCGCGCCCTTCGTCTCGCGCCCCGAAGCGGTCACCGCCCGCGCCGACTTCGTCGAGCGCATAGAGGCCGAGATGCTCGAGACGACAGGGGCGGCCCTTGCGCCGGTCTTCGTCGCTCTCCAGAACCTGCAGGGAGCGACGGTCGCCTATCTGACCGGCCTCATCGCGGACCTCGCGCCGGTGATCACGGTTGAGGCTCAGCTCAGCCTGCCGAGCCTCGCGCTCGCCTGGGAGCTCTATCAGGATCCGCAGCGCGCGCCGGAGATCGTCGCCCGCAACCATGTGCCGCACCCCTCCTTCATGC